TCAGGACAAGACTCGGCGAGAAGAAAGCAATCTTCGAGTTGCGTAGCGTCGAATCCGCCTTCAGGTCTGTATCTAACATACTCCCCGAGCCCGAACCTGGCATGATAACGAAACGACTTTTCATTAAATAGCGGTCTACCCGCACAGTCAATATAGTCTGTTACTTGAATGATTTGAACAAGTCCAGCGGCAACGAGATTATCTACGCTGGCTTTATACGATTGGTCATCGGAGCTAAAAAATGTAAAGTCAGTGAGAACTTTAACAAAAAGGCGAACAGCGCCCTGCAATCGATCTATGTAGCATGAATCTTCAGATATTACGCCAGTCAAAAATTGTTCTGGGGCCGGAGTTACAAGGAATTGCCCAGCAGTGTAAGAATCACCCGGCAACAGAAGTTCAAACTCAATTCTTTGAGTTGAAACGTTTCCGGCTTGTTGTGCAGTGCCGAGATTAGACGAACTTTCTTCGACTACAAAATTTTGATTAGCGACCCAAATTGGATACCCTGGACGCTTATTCAGAGCGGTATACTGGGGAGTTCTCGGCTCATAAACTTCTACATTTAAGTCTTGTGACTGATAAGCCACAATTTGTGGGTCGTATAAACCGCCTGCCGTTACTGCCTCGATGCTAGCTCCAACCGACCATGCTGTAAAGACTTTTGCAGCAGTGACTAGCCCGGCTTCGACTAACTGGGCTGCAGTACGATTGCCGCTATAAGTAAAACTTGCAAGGACTACATGGAGGGTCGCGTCAATGCCGTCTGGCACAGAAATCACATCACCGGTAGAAAACTCGCCTGGGATCAGCTCTTTGATTAAAGAGAAAGAAAGTTTATTGATATTAGCGTAATATGCCTTATTCGCCGTGATAGGCGTAAAAGCCTTGATCACGGGGTAATAAGCTGGAATAGACCCAGTAGCATTGACAACTACATCGCCGATCTCGAAAGTATTTCCGGTACGAAATTCTTGAGGCGTGACTACAGTAAATGACGGAGCGCCCAAACCGCGGGGGGTGAAGTAAACGCGGAGGCCATCGATGTCTGGGTCAATAAATTGATTGGTAACGCCAAGAGTCAGCGGGAAAGATGTTGCTAAAGCACCCTCAATATCAGATACATTTGGATCATAACTGATCGGAAATACCGCGTTTGGCGTAAGAATACCGAACAAGTTGTTGCGAATCGTCTCTGTAAAAGTGCGAAGGTCCTGCGCGTAAGGCTTGTTAGGGTCGTAAAGAATATCGATAGAAACATCGACATCATCGACTTCCATTGAGTAAACAGTTCCTTGAAACTCAGTAGGGAGAGAGAAGCGGATAAGGTTTTGAAGAGAAGACCTTTGAGCCGTTGTCAGAGGACTGCCGTCAGGATTGATGACGAAGAAAGATACTGCTGGAGCACTTTCTACAAAGTCTGAATCGTACCGGTAAATATCTTTTTCAGTTCGGCGAGGGAGAACATTAACTCCTGTCCCTGTCCCAAGAGCGTCTGAAAAAAAGTCTCCCCAGTCTTCAGCAGATACCGGATTACGACGGCGAATGAGTGAAAAGAACCGTTCTTTGACTTCTTGAAGCAATTCGGGGTTTTGACCACCAGCGGCCGCCTCTGGATTAGTGACTCCAATGACGCCCGCAAGAGAACTTACGGCGCTTGTGATAGATCCGGCAGGAACATTATTAGTAGAGCCCCTTAATAAGGAAACGGCCCTAACACGTCCGAACTCCTCGCCAGGGGGAATACGTAGTCTATCAGATGTGACGAATGAAATTGACTGCCCGCCAGTTAAGTTCGGGTCGGTTGAGACTTGAAAGCCAGGAAAAATAACGAAGTCTTGAAGAGTCGGGGAAATCTGTATTTCGATCTCAACAACAGATCCGGCGCCTGTGCGTCTTTGCGCACCTAAAAACGGGCCAATCCACTCAACGAGAACTGACTCTGGGAAAGAGTTTGCAAACGCGAGAAGTTCAGCCTGGGCGAAAGCTTGACCTTCAAGTAAGGCGAGAACAGGCGATCCACTCGAGAAATCATTGATCGTTGATCCAGAAGCCTCGTAGACTCTTTGTGCTGCTGCCGCTACGAGCTCCGTTTCGTTCCGTGGATCAAGATCAATCGGCGGCAAAGGAGCATATTGTGGCATTAGAAGAATCCTTCGTCTACTACGGGAAAGTTGTTAATACGCTCATTTAGTACTTCTTTAGTCACAGTATCGGCCGCGTCTAATTGCGCGTACTTGATAAGGAAGCTTTGTTGAGCACCGCCTTGATTAAATTTGGCGTTAGTATTCCAAAACAGCGGCGCTGATAATCCATTTGTATTAGTCTGGTCACCAAACTGGACCAGCCCCATAAAACTTTTACGGCCTACAACCGGAACAGACCCGTAGCTTTGGTCTGTCTCGAGAGTGACATATACCGTGTCTAAACCGCTGCTGCCCCCGCGTTGAATATCATTGCGGTTTATTGGGGAGTAGTGCCAATCGGCATCGGCTCCATCAAAGCTTATCTCACGCGCTCCATTTAGCCACTGGGACGTAACGATAACGCCCGGCCCATACAATGTTTTTGACATGCACCACAGCACTAGACTTCTCGAACAGTTTTACCCCTGTGTATATTCCACTTTGAAACCTTTATGGGAGTTGCGATGGCCCTTTAAGACATTGCACAATGCGCTGGCAGAGCCATTTATACTACGAGCAGCTGCGTGAAGGGAAGGATGGATTTCTCTCTCTCCCGTCTTTATATGAATCAAAATCACTGATTTACTGATGACACGCCATGCTTTCTCTCTAGCCCGAGCCAATTGACCAGTATCAACTGCTTTTTTCCCTCCCTTTAACCCACCGACCCTTCCTATCTCAGACCGTTTTCTTTTGATGTCGTCTCTCCAAAATCCCAAATTCTTTTCAACGTTTCTATTGCCTTGTGTATGACCGCCTCTCTTAGAGGATTCCTCTTTGAAATTAGTTGATCCAAAATGCTTATTCAAACAAAGGGAGTCTTCTAAGCTATAGTTTAATTTTTGCCATCCGGTCTCCTCCTCGTAGGCCTCTTCATGAGAGTTCGCCCATAGATACGCTATCACTTCTTTTCCATACATAGTCTCTAGCCATTTTGAACGGTCTAAACAGGATCCGTAATACTTATCGAGTGCTGGGTCATCTCCTTTACGTTTTGAGACGCCAGTATAGTAACATCCGTCCACGAACCGAATGATGTATAGATAGTGGGTCCAATTTTCTTCGGTTAGTTTCATTTACTCCAATTGTTAACATAAAGACCTTAAAAAAGCCCTCGAAAGGAGGGCTCAAAAGACTATGAAACTATGAATAGTTCCAGTCATTGACCGTGAAGACCAATTCGATGGTCCCGACGTCGCCGGATTCACGGTCCATTTCGGCAACCGTAAGCTGTTGGAGTTGGCAACCGCTCATCACGTATGGTGTGCTGTTGCTATTTTCTCCATTACAAGTTGTTGGTTGAATAGTGATTGTGATAAATTCACAATTGTACGTCGACCAGACTGACTCGATTGCATGAGCGAGAGCTGGATCGTATGGGGCTGTGACAGTCACATCGTCAACTGAACGCGGGCCTACAACTTTGTAGAGGCGGTTCCCAGTTCCGTTAGCGTATTGACCACTCTCAGCTGTATCTGAAATTCCCGAAAAGTTTGTCCAAATCGTCTCTAGTCCGGAGATAGTGACGATAAAGGCTGACTTAGGGATTGGAATGATAACAGGCATTGGAGTTCCTCCTTATATGAGTATTAAGAAGGTTCAAGCGAATACGTCGTCGATATAGAAGCCAGAACCGAACAGACCAGTAGAGCCAAGACCAGTGATATTCACTACTCGCTCAACGGTAATTTCAGCACGAACCACGCGGCGCTCGCGGATATAGTACTCAGGACGAACGGCAGGAGTGCCGGTCAACTGGTACGTATAAGCGAAAGCGGGAGTAGCGGCATTAGCACCACCGGCGGGCATCACGGAATCGGATGCAGATAGCGGGCTATAGAACAGCACCATGGCGTTCTCGGGGAACACGGGTTGCAGTTCGCCAAGATCGTTCAGACGACGTCCTTCAGCCAC